CGTAAAAATTTCAGCATGCTGATTTTCATAACGACTATATTCCAGGCCGAATAAAGCATTCAAACCTGGCTCTAGTTCTTTAACTAGTTGTGATCGTGATATTGCCATAGTTATTCTCCTTTATCCTACAAGCCTGTACCACTTCTAAAGAAGTGATTGTTGATTCTAACAAGAATATTTGCATTAGCAACAGACGTGTCAGAGTTATCTGGATCTTGGCAAATATCAATCGCTTGAATAGCGAAAGTAGTTGCTGTTCCTGATACACTTACATCTAATTGCTGTTTAGATATTCCTGTTTGTGTAACACCAGTAGTGTTTGTAACAGAATAATTTCTAAACAAATCTGCTCTAGTGAAAGCCTCATCAGCATCTATCAAGAATACTGCATCTGGATCGTCAATGACGAATGCAGTAATATCGCTAGCAGCAATGCCACCAGGATAATAGTTACTGTAAGTTGGCTTTTGAGTAGTTGGATCTGTGTAGAAACATCCGTTAAAAACCCCAATAACAGCGTCCGATGTATTAGGACCATGTCTTTGGATATTTCCAGAAGTTAATGGTTCAACCATTTCTCCTTGGTATATCGCGTCTGCATATCCTGATGCAATCGTATATCTGTTTTGAGCTCCAGCTAAAGGTGTACCGTCTAGTTTTCTGTATGGTCTTAGACCAAACTTTTCTTCGACATTAGCCATTGTTGTTTCTCCTTATAGTTTATTAATCCAAGCTACATCGGGTAGGTAATGCAAAAAAATTATTTTTTACGACTACCACCAAAGGTAACTCTAGACTGTCTATCAATATTGATAGGCATGTCCGGGTGTTGCTCCTTCATAAGATCCCGATCTATCGCGTCTGTTCTATCTTGAGTAATTTTTCTAAAATACTCAGCACGACTTTTCAATATCTCCTCCGGTATCCTTGCCAACACAAGGCCACCAATTCCGATTAGACCAGCATGTTTTCCTTCATGGATAACAGGGTAATCATGTTCACCAATTTCACTTAAAAGTGTTTCAGCTTTCAAAAATTCCCAACCTTCTCTAAGTTTTTTAGACACATTACCTGGATCTTCAAAACCATTCGTAGAAGTTCTTATCCACCTGTGGGCATAACCCATCGGTGCAGCTGGCGCATCCAAACTGGATGGTGGAGTCCAATCTTTCTTTCTAGAAAGTTTAGTTCTAGATTCAGACTCGCGTGAAGTTTTAACTTTATTCATATTAGGCTCCTTCCTTCACGTATTTTGCGTATTCCTCTAGTGGCACCCCTAATTTCTTAGCGATAACTACCTGCGATTTGGTGAGTTTCACAGACTTGCGTCCACCTGATCTTCTACTTACAGAAGCCACGTTTTGGACGGGTGTAGCTTTTGTTTTTTCTTCAGTAGAAACGGCAAATTTCTGAGGGAAATACTCCTTCATACGTTTGTTGATTTGATTATAGTATTCATCACTCTCCGCGTCAATTCCCTCCCCTAAGAGATCTTCATGTATTCCCATAGCAGCAGACGTAAGGACTCTGTCACTGCCAAACCATTCATTATCAGTAGCCCATTCTTGAGCTTTTGAACTAATTGGTGGTTGAGGAGCCTCTACTGCTTGTTCAGCAGGTTGTGATTCAACTTCTTTTTTCTTAGACTCTTTATCTGCAAGAGTCATAGAAACTTTCTCATTTTCTACAGCTAATTTTGTAAGCTTGTCCTGTGCCTCTAAAATTTGATCTGTATCCTGTGAGTCTAAAGCTGCTTTTAATTCAGATTTTGCTTTTTCTCTTTCTGAATCTATTCTAGCCTTATATTCATTTAAGTAATTAGTGTCAGTTTCTTCAAATTTCTTTTCTGCACTTTCATACTTATTTTTTAAACCTTTGGCATACTCCACTGCTGCTCTTTCTCTACGTTCAGCTTCTTTTGCTTGAAAGGTAAGTTTTTTTATTCTTTTTTGAACTTTATCAGAGTATTCAGCAAGACCTGGATCTTCTTCTGATTCTTCTTTTTGTTCAACTTTAGGTTCAGTTTTTACTTCCTCTGGTGTTTCCTTAGTTTCTTGTAGTAGATCCTTAGCAGATTTACCACCTTGGCTAACATCTATGTAACCAAGATCTACTTCTTGTTTTTTTTCAAACGCTTCATTAGATACTTCGGGTGCTTCTACACTAATTGTTTCTTCATTAACGCCATCAGTATCAATTTCAACTTCTGGACTTTTATTTTCTTCAGCCATTTAATCCTCCTTAGTAATGGTGCAAAATATCATTAGGATCTATAATTGTAGAAATGACTTCATCGTCATTTAATACTCTTACTTCTCCTCCATCAATTTTGAATCTTGAACCTGCGTACCTACTAAAAATTATCCAATCATTTAGTTTGCACCAAGGTCCTTTTGGAAATTTATCTTTGTCATGATAACAAAGATCTCCCATTTTAAGCACAAGGCCACATACTGTTGTCATTTGTATGGTTTCTTGTGTTGTATCAGATAAAAGAATCCCACCTTTGGTCTTTTTTGGTCCTGCAAAAGGCAATACCAAAATTCTATAACCAGTTGGTGTTGGTAATTTATCTAATGTTGATTTATCGATCGCTTTAGGATCTAGGACTGTTTCTATTTCTTCTTTAGCTTTGTAAGCGTCCAGAAGTGCTTCAGTCCGTTTCGGTGTCTCCGTGGACTTGTTCATCTTCATACTCCGTTGTTGTCAGCAGGTCTTTAAGATCCTGTTGCAGGTCTTCAAGAGACCTGATTTGACCCCTAACATATTGTAGTTTCTCCATGGTGTCAACACCATATATAGCGTTGTCCTTGAGACGTTGAAGATTAAGTTTAATTTTTTTTTGAACTAATGATATTGTATCAATATCCACTACACCTCTCTTTGTAAGCAAACTTTATTTTTACCTGATTCTAATACTTGAAAATTCCAATAACTTAATGCTTTTGCTACGACTTCCATATCAAAAAATTGACTATCATCAAAAACAAATCTAGTGCCTTTTCTAGATTTATCAGCAAACCATAAAGACTCTCTTAAAACATCTCTTGTCATATGTGGTCCATCAAAA